CGGCGAGGGGGATGGTTGCGGTGACTTCGGTGGTGCCTATGGGTTCGTCTACGGTGATTGCGACCGAGGTGATCGCCGGCAGGGCGGCGCTGCTTGTTGCCTGGTAAGTGTCGCTTTCGTCCAGCTCGGTCAGCGCGCTGAACTCAAACTGGTAATACATGCGCGCGCGGTCAAGATCGAGAAGCTGCCCACCTTCGTACTGGATTGGGCCGTGCTCTGCGTCCGGCTTCCAGGCGAGCAGGCCTTTGCACAGGTCCTTGCGAATGCTGCGCACGGTGGCCAGCGGAGTCTGTCCTCGCTCGTCGGCGGTGTTCGACAATACGACGACGATGGCGATTGCATCAGTGATCTGCTGGCGGTAGCTGTTCTCGCTCTGTTGCTCGCCTGCAGAGTCGTCCAGCGGGATGACGTAGGCGGCAGGCATGGCGAGGTTGGCAGATTCGGCCAGCGGCTGGTATTCAGCAGCACCGGCAACGCGCCCGCCAAAACTCGCGCAGCGAGCTTTGATCGCGGCGATGATGAGGTCGATGTCCATTTACTTCCTTGGGGTCAGTGAGTCTTTTAGAACATTGCGCAGAACGGATCGAACATTCTGATTACGGTTATCCAGCGCATCGATCATGAAGTTGTTGCGCGGAGCAAGCCGGTATGGTCCTTCCGGTTGTTTCTTATGTCGCCGAGCAAGTGCCAGGCTTCTCACCCTTCGAATGCCGTAATGCAGGGACGATGGGTAGAAATATTTCATCTCGCCGGTCTTGTCCGGCTGAATGCGAACCATGAATCCAGATCTCGAAACGTGATACTTGATTGCGCGCCAAAGGCGTCCGCTCTGGTGCCCCGGATACTCTCCAGCACCAGAGATCGCGCGCCTGGCGATGAGTCGGCGCGCTTCTTTCTGCACGTCGCGCCCGACGACGCGCATTCCCTTGCGAACTTGTTTTTTATTGAAGTCGATCAGGCTGAAGCCGTCGATCGTGACATTCGTTTCCAGTTGTGGGTTAGACATTGCCGAGCAGCTCCGTCTCGATCACCACAAAGCGGTTGCCGCCATTCAGCGCGGTGGCGCGTTTAACGCGGTAGCGGGCCCCGCCACCTTCGACCACATGCTCGCCGGTGATGGTGCGCTCGGTGAGCACCGAGGTGCGGCGGATGGTGAAGCGGTCGGTCACTGTTTCTTCGACTTGCTTGGTACCGAAGAAGATGGCGTTGCCAACTGGCTCTTGCTTCGCCCAGGCAGCGGTTCCTGCATCAAATGTTTCTGTTATACCCCCACCCATCGCCGGCATGTCCTGGTGTTTCTTGATGGTGATGCGGCGCTTCATCTCGCCGGCGGATGGTTCGTTCATAGCTGCGGCACCCAGTATGGATCGAGCAAGCCAGCGCAGAAGTCGCGCGGGACTTCGGCAACTATGGTGCCGGTGATGATGCCTTCACGCTGGCTGTACATCGTTGCGATCGCCATGAGCATCCAGGCCTTGATGCTTTGCGGTACATCACCTACGGCGCCATAGCCGCAGGTGTAAGCGATGACGACGGAATCCGGCTGCACGCGGCAGGCTGGCCACGCCTTGCCGTAGGCAGGCTGGAGGTAGCCGACCAGCTCGTTGATGACAACCTGGTATTCGGTGTTCGCCAATGTCTGCAGCACGCCGTTCGTGTCGAGATACTTGACCGACTGGACGGAGGCAAGGCTGGGCTTCGGAAGCTCTATCAAAGGAGTGAAGGCTTCCTGCGTGTATTCCCACTGCTGGGTGACGAGCGCGCGGTTGGTGCGGTGCTCAGCCTGCTGGCGCGCGGCGACGATGAGCGCGGTGATGAGCGTGTCGTCGTCTGCTGCATCGGCCTTGCAATGCAGCTTGGCCTCAGCCAGCGTGACCGGCTCAGCAGCTGGTACAACCTTCAGTATCTGTCCCATGGGTTCCTCTTAATCGACTTTCCAAGGCCCGGTGCATGCGTCTGCACTGGGCTATGGGAAAACGACTATACGAGCAGTTTCGCCAACTCGGCGCGCTTGGCATCCAATGCGACCTGGATGGATTCGCGAGCCGTACCCTTCTCGCCGATGCCGAGCTTGGACAGCAACGACGCTGCGAAGCCTTGCGGTTCTTCCTGCGGCAGGCCTGCAGCCTCGGTTTCGAGATTGGAAATCTCATCTTGCAAAACCTTGATGGCGGCAGCGCGCTCTTCTCTGCCCTTTTGCTTTTGCGTTTGCTTTTTCGTCACGCCATCAGCGCCGCGCACGTTGCCTTTCACATACTCGGCAGCACCGCACTCTTCCACCAAGTGCTTGGCAAATGCAGCATCCGTGCGTAAAAGATCGCCAGTAGACAAAGCGCCGTAGCGTGATGTCACCACGGTGCCCTTGATCTTGACCTGAACTAATTCACTCATTTGATTCTCCCAAAATATGCGGGGCAGTTACCTGTCCCGCATCACTCAGCCGGCCAATTACGCCGGAGTCAATGCGCCGTAGATAACGGCGGCCGGACGTTCAACCGCCAACATGCAGCGGCGCTCGGCGCGAATCGTGACCAGGTTCTTGGTGAAGTTGTCGCTGTCGCTATCGCTCAACTCGACCACTACCCCCTCACGGTTGTAGAAGGTCGCTGCGTTTTGCAGCGATGCTGCCAACACGTTGTCGGCAGTCATGGCGTTGGATGCCACGACCGGCACGCCGAACAGCATCGGCACAGCAGAGTCACCCGGTTCGCCCAGCAGGTAGCGGCCTGTCGTATCTTTGGTCAGGCGCATCGTCCACCAGTCGGCCGGGTTCAACACAATGGCGTCGGCTGGGTAATCGGCAACTTGGCAGTCGCCGAGGATCTTGCCGATCAGGTCGAAACGGTTGGTTGCAGACAAGCCCAACGCGACCAGAGCGGCAGCGGTGTAGCCGTGGGCGGTGAAGTTGCCCGCCTTGGTGAAGCCGGACATGTTCGGTGCAACACCTGTGCCCTGGATGATCTGGTTCTCGACGCGCAGGTTTACGCCGTAGACCATGCGCATGTTGATGTACGCGGCCAGTGCAGCATTGTCGGCAGCGAGCTGCTTGCTGATCTTGATCCAGTGCGCAACGGTTGCAACTGGCTCACTAACCAGTGTGGTGGTGATGGCAGATTCTGCCTTTGCAACACCTTCGGCAACTTCCGCTGCGTTGTTAGTGAATACGTTTTCTTTCACATACTCAACTGCGTTGGCGGCGGTCGGCAGACTGGCCAGCAGCATCTCCAGAGTGAAGATGCGAGCAGCACCAGCGACGATGCCGGGCTTGCGATCGCTGAAGGTATTGCCGATAGCGTTGGTGACGGTGTTCTTGACCTCGAAGCGGGCTTTTTGAGTATTGCCACCGGCAAAAGCTTTGTACTGGTCAGACTTGGTGAACTGCGCACCCCAGGACTCTTCGCCTTTTTCTTCTTCAGCAGAGGCTGTGCCTTTCTGCTTCAGTTGCAGGATCTCGTCAGCCAGTTCGCGCTGCTTGATGCCGAGGTTATCGATAGCGGTTTGGGTGTCGGTGGATACCTTGCCCAAGGACTTGAACTCGGCTTCTGCTTTGGTTGCCTGGTCAGCCAGTTTTTTCTCGATTGCTTCGAGGCCCTTCATGATTTCTTGTGTCATGGTGTTTTCCTTAGTTAGAGATGATGCGATTGATGATGGCTTGCGCTGCTTTCACATCGACCACGGCTGGTTCAGGCTCCCCCTGTCCAAACACGATCTTTGCGCGGCTGACCAGCGCCTCGGTCATCCCTTTGCTGAGGCCGCCTGCATCCCGCAGGAAGCGCTCAAAATCTCTGATTGTTTCGAGTGAGTCGATCTCGCTCTTCAGCGCGACCACATCGACGCGAGCATGTTTGTCGGCCGGATAAGTGACCGGTGATATCTCGGCCAGCAATGACACAGTCTTGATGATGCGACCACCTTCGACCTTGTCGGACGGGGTGTAGTCGCCCTTCTTGAGGGCATATCCGATGGATAGCCCGTCGAGAGTCTCGTGGATCATTGCCGCCTTGACATCATTCGCCACGCTCATGTTCGGTGTCAGTTCGCCTTTGACATACAGCCCCTTGCTGCCTTCACCGGCCTCAAGCCACTTACCGACCGGCAGCTCAT